ACTTAAGCAAGATCCTACACTCAGAGGAGCAATCAAACAGGTAAATGTAAACAACCCTGCTGATATAGAGAGTCCTGAGATAGAAGAATTTTATCAATATGACCCTGCTCAAACTCAAGGTAAAAATGCCTTAGGTGCAATAGGACAAACACCTTTCTCTACCAAACAGAGACCAGTAAAGATTGCACCAGATGCTATCACATTCTGTCACTCAGGTTTGGTTGATAGAAACAAACAAACTATTCTATCTTACTTACACAAATCAATTAAGGCACTCAATCAACTGAGAATGATTGAAGATAGTCTTGTTATATACAGACTATCAAGAGCGCCAGAACGTAGAATATTCTACATTGACGTAGGTAATCTACCAAAGATCAAAGCGGAACAATACCTCAAAGAGGTGATGAACCGTTATAGAAACAAATTAGTTTATGACGCATCAACAGGAGAAATTAGAGATGATAGAAAACATATGTCCATGCTCGAAGATTTCTGGCTCCCCCGACGTGAAGGCGGAAGAGGTACTGAGATCACTACGTTGCCAGGTGGACAGAATCTTGGAGAACTTAGCGACATCGAGTACTTCCAAAAGAAACTTTACCGTTCGTTAGGAGTTCCAGAATCTCGTATTGCTGGATCAGGAGAAGGATTTAACTTAGGTAGATCATCTGAGATCCTAAGAGACGAGATTAAATTCACTAAGTTTGTTGGCAGAATGAGAAAAAGATTCTCACATCTGTTCAATGATATGTTGAAGACTCAGTTGATTCTCAAAAATATTGTTACACCAGAAGATTGGGAAACATTGTCAGATCATATTCAGTATGACTTTGTATATGACAATCACTTTGCAGAACTAAAAGAAACTGAACTAATCAACGAAAGACTAGGTGTTGTCGCCGCTGTTGATCCTTATGTTGGAAAGTATTTCTCACTAGACTATGTTCGCAGACATATTCTCAAACAGAAGGATGAGGAGATCATCGAGATCGATAAGCAAATGAAGAAGGAGATTGACTCTGGTAAACTTGCTGATCCTATGGAAGTTCAACAACTTGAAATGGGAGTTCACCCAGAACAAATGCCAGGCGGTGCTATGAATCCAGATCCAAATATGGGTGCAATGCCAGAAGATCCAGGCATAGATGGTGGTGCAACAGAGGCTCCAGAAATGCCCAAAGGTGGAGAAATATAAATATTACTAGTCTAATTCTATATTAAAGTTTATGGATAATGATTTAATTGACATGATCGCTGCTGGCGAAGAAAGTTCTGCAACCGACGTGCATGATAAGATCAAAGAAATCTTGTACAACAAAGCTGCTGAGAACATTGATCTCGTCAAGCCTGCTGTAACTGCCGATATGTTCGGTGGACCTAATCCCTATCTACAAGATGAGGAAGAGGTAGAGACTGAGCCAGAAGCTCCTGGCACACCTAGTTCTGTTGAGGATACAGCAGAAGTTGAAGCACCTACTGCTGAAGTAGATGCACCTGATGATGAGGAAGTAGAAAAACCTGAGGCTTAACATGAAACTCATTACAGAAGAAATCGAAACCGCCAAGGTTCTTGTCGAAGAAAAAAACGGCAAGAAGAATATGTTTATTGAGGGTATCTTTTTACAAGGAAACCTTAAGAACAGGAATGGTCGTTTTTATCCTGTAGAAACTCTTGAGAAAGAGGTCACTAGATATAACGAAGCATTTGTTGGTAAAGGTCGTGCTCTTGGTGAGTTGGGACACCCCGAAGGCCCCACGGTTAATCTAGACAGAGTTTCACACAAAATTGTAGACCTTCATAAAGAAGGAACAAACTTTGTGGGTAAAGCACAACTCCTCAATACACCAATGGGTACGATTGCACAGTCATTATTAGATGACGGTGTTACTCTTGGAGTATCATCAAGAGGAATGGGAAGTCTTAAAGACACTAGCGAAGGTTATAAAGTCGTTGGTGAAGACTTCATGCTTGCAACTGCAGCTGATATAGTTGCAGATCCTTCTGCCCCTGACGCTTTTGTCAATGGCATCATGGAGGGAGTTGATTGGATCTGGGAAGCTGGAATCTTAAAGGCAAAACAATCCGCAGTACAAGTTGTAGAAGAAAAAACTATGACTCACCCTGCAATTGCTGTTGCTGAACCTGAGAAGGTAGTAGAGGCCGCAATTGAGAAGACCCAAAAAACTATAAATACTTTAGTAGATCAAGGACAACTTGACGAGAAGAAGTTGGAAATCTTCCAAAACTTCTTATCAAATCTTTGATTTAATAAATAAACATAGATTATACGATATCTAACACGTTTAATAGACGGAGAGTTCAAAATGTCTCGTGGAGATTTACAAGAAATGGAAGTAAAGACACAGCAATCTAGTACGGCTGTAAACAGTGGAGCTGCAAAGGGAGATCCTATGCCAACCACACCAAATTACGTTCCTGATGGTCAAGGTGCTGTTGAAGATCTTGGTGGCCCTACACCTGAGAACTCGAAGCCTGATGACAACAGTAACATGCTTAAGACACCAACTGGTACTATTAAGCAAGTTAAGGATGTGATTACAAAGAACGCTGGAAAAGCTGATCCTATGCCTACTGCACCAAAATATGCCGAAGAGGCAGAAGCTGACGAATCGCAAGAGGTTGTCGCTGAAGAGGAAGCAACTACAGAGGACGAGAAAATCGACCTTAATAGTGCAATCGAAGAAGATGTTAACGCACTTCTTTCTGGAGAAGATCTTTCAGAAGAATTCAAAGAGAAGGCAAAAACAATCTTTGAAGCGTCTATCAACGCTAAGATCACTGATATCGAAAATCAACTGAACGAAGAGTACGAAAAGGCACTCAACGAGCAAGTTCAAGAAATCAAAGTTGAACTTACCGAGAGAACTGATGCGTACCTCGAATATGTTGCCGACGAATGGTTAAAGGAAAATGCTCTCGCAGTCGAGAATGGAATCAAGACTGAGATGACAGAATCATTCATGACAGGCATGAAAAAGCTTTTTGAAGATCATTATGTAACCTTACCTGAAGATAAATATGATGTCCTAGAAAACATGGTGGACAAACTTGATGAAATGGAAACCAAGCTCAATGAGCAGATAGAAAAGAATGTTGCACTTAACCAACAACTTGGTGAGTCAACTGCACAGACTATCTTTAACAACGTTGCTGAAGGACTTGCAACCTCTCAAAAAGAGAAGTTCCAAAGTCTTGCAGAAGGTGTTGAGTTTGAAAGTGAAGAATCCTATCGTGGAAAGATGGAAACTCTGAAAGAATCTTATTTCGGACAGAAGAAGTCAACATCCACAGCGTCCGCTCCGCAAGAACTCAAAGAAGAAGCAGCACACGTTGAGCCAGCTACTGGTGCAATGGCCGCTTATCTTGATGCCCTTGGACGAATTAAGTAGGAACTCGTTAATTTTTAAAACAACCTAACAAGACGATGCAACAAAACATCAATTATCAACAGCTCACTGAAAAGTGGGCGCCGCTTCTAGACCACGAAGGGTCTGAAGCTATCAAGGATCAGCACAGACGTAATGTTACTGCTGTACTTCTTGAGAACCAAGAGCAAATGCTCAGAGAAGAGAATAACTTCCAGTCATTGACTGAAGCATCTCCAACTAACTCTGCTGGAACAGGTGGATTTAGTGGTTCTGCTGCAGACGCAGGCCCTGTTGCTGGTTTCGATCCAGTACTAATCTCATTGATTAGAAGAGCAATGCCAAACTTGGTCGCTTACGACCTTGCTGGTGTTCAACCAATGAGTGGCCCAACTGGACTTATCTTCGCAATGAGATCCAGATTCACTAATCAGAGTGGAACTGAGGCATTATTCGATGAGCCAGATTCAGCATTCTCTGGACAGAACAGCGCTGAGAACCTAACAAGTGGTATGACAGATACTGCCGCTGGTTTCGGTACAACATCTCAGAGTGGTACAAACCCATCTGTTCTTAACCCTGTAGGATCTGCAACAACATCTGCATATGATGTTGGTCAAGGTATGGTAACAGGAGACTCCGAAGCTTTAGGTGACGGTGCATCCAACCATTTCCAAGAGATGGCATTCAGTATTGAGAAAGTTACTGTGACTGCGAAGTCCAGAGCACTCAAAGCTGAGTACAGTTTAGAATTAGCTCAAGACCTTAAGGCAATC